TACATCGTGATGCACCGTGAGATGACGTGCATTCCTTCAGCTCCAGGCACTACCTACATTCTCCACGTGAGCAAGTTCACCGAGGACGACATCATGGCGTGGGCCGAGCTGGTCGCTTACAGGTTGGTTGTTGTCCTCGACAAGAAGCCTAAACTCACCAAGAAGTCGGAGGACTTCGTAGTGGTTCACGAATCGCTCAAGGCAACTGACGATCCTATCGGCCCTGGCATCGGGGCTATGATGCGCTGGCGGGACAGGAACGCAGCACATCGAGTCGTCAAGACCTTACCTGTTCCTCTTGCTTTGGCCGTGTGGCGCAACGCTCACCCAGACGACATCACGACGGCTCGACGATTGGCTCAAGTGTCATTCGTATTACCTGACGAATACGCTCATGCGGTGTTCACGTGGTCAGTCAACCCCAACAAACCGAGCCGTCGCTACAAGCCGAAGAAGAACGACTACGAGGTTCCTCATGGGTTTCGAGAGTCGGACATTTACACCGAGGATTTGATTCGCCTGGCCCCAGATGTGGCGAACAAGGTAAGGGTAACGGACATTCAAGCTCTGCCGAAAGGCGTGAGGAAAACAAAGCAGGTGGTGTTGGATTGGCTTTAGTCAATTGGCTCACCGGTGCTGGGTTCTTTCTCTCGCTGGCCTTTGGAGACTTCGGCGGGTTTCTGTTTTGGGCTTGCGTTTGGTTCCCTATCGCTGGCTCAATTAAGGTCGAGTCCGACTTTGTTCGACCGGCTAATCTCATGGTTAGGCAGAACCAGAACAAGGTCAATGTCGAGGGAGTAGTAATCAAGGTTAGTGAAACAGCTTCACCGACTGACAACATGGCCCTCGGAATGAGCATGGGCGAACCTTAAATACACCGAAGGTTGATTTACCGTTAGACAATGCGATTAGCAAATGGGGTCAAACAACACCAGAATACGCGGTGTTGCTTTGGACATTCTTTTCGCTGGTGGCCCCATGACCGTTGAAGCCCTTCGAGACTCGCTTCAAAGGAACGGTGGTATTCGAGTCGTTCCTTCTCAACAGCGCATGACAGCTATTTTGACACGCACGTTGCAGGTTGAAGTCGTTGGATCAACGAAGGTGCAGACGCACAACGGATGGGAACATCAGACGCTTTACGACATCAACCGCCAAGTCATTTTGACGACTGACGATTTGGAGCTGACTACACCGTATTCACATTTGACCCCTCGACTGAAGGAGCAAACGTGCCGCTGTGCTGAATGTCAGCTCATCCGTTTGATACCTGACGGTGAGCAAACCTGCTTGTTCTGTCAGCGTTTGTAAGAACGATTATAAGGGCTGGCGAGGTCGTCGTGGTATGGCTGCGGAATGGATAGGGAAGTGCGAGTCTTGCGACAAGTGGCGGGACAAGCACGATACACACAGGAAGGCAACACGGCGAAACAGCGAAGGCAACCCATCTGGCTTCGTTATCGCTTGCGACTTCTGTTCGACTTCAATTCAGCTCAAACCCACCAGGCCGCAGCCACCCTTGACTCCTATCGAGAAGGACGAGATTCTGTTTGAACTTGACCTTCTCCGAGCCGAAGAATGGCACAGCGAAGAGATGAACAGACTTTACGGAGAGGACGGAATATGAACCCTGGAGACATTTTCAACATTAGCAAAGGCGAGGAACCAGAGTGGCTTACCGAGCTGCTTAACGACAAGGACTCTCTGATCCACAAAGGTTCGTCGAGAACCCGTATGCAGCTTCACCTCAAGGATGACGTGCATTTCAAGGTGGTTCGCCAGCTAAATATGCGTGGCGAGTTTTGGCGGTATTATGTCGTCGTCTTGACAGCAGAAAAAGCCGAGCAAGCTATTCGAGATGATATGCACGAAGAGGCTCGCTGGGAGAAGTTTCAGTCTTTCAAGGAAGACCATGACGATTACTACGAACCAGACGATGCGGATCAGGATTGGTGAAACGATGTCTGTTTTCATTGGAGGTATCGAGCGCACACCCTCTCGGTCAGACGGCAATTGTTCTCGATGTACGCAAGGACGTTTAGAGAGAGGCTCGAAACCATTCAAGGCCAAGTGGAGGGTAAGTGGTCGCTTCGTCGGCGGTCGTGTCAATGAAGACGATACCGCAGCTGAACCGTGGACGAAGGACGACTACGACCGACTCTGGAAGCAACACGGGAGCGTAAGTGCTATGCTCGAAGCCACCGGCACGAAGCGGGTTAAGTGGGCCGAGATGTGCGGTCATTGTCGCAACCGTCAAAAGAACGGCGATTACTACGGGCGACACGAAGAAGAGGCGATTCGATGAAGAAGGAGATATGGTGGGAGAAACACAGACCACAAGACCTTGACTCGTTCATGGGCCAAGAGTCCATCGTTGAAGAGGTTCGTCTGATCCTCGAAGGCAAAGCACCGATGCAGCACTTTCTCTTCAGCTCCACCGAGCCAGGTACAGGTAAGACAACACTTGCTTACATTGTAGCCGAAGTTCTTGGGTGGCAACTACACAAGTTCAACGCATCCTCGAAGAAGACCAGAGGCATTGAGTTCATTGAAGAGTACATCATTCCTATGTCCCGTATCGGACAATGGGAAACAATTTTCTTTTTGGACGAAGCAGACCGTTTGACTCCCCAAGCCCAAGACGCATTGAAAGGTGTGATTGAGGATGCTCAAGGCTACTTCATATTGACGTGCAACGACATAAGCAAGGTGTCCCCCTGGCTACAATCACGGTGCCAAGTCCGAACCTTCGAGCCTATCCCAGCCGAGCTGGTCGAACAGCGTTTGGCCCAGGTCGCAGCGTTTGAGGGTGTGGAAGTTGATGCTCACGCTGTCCGTGTGATAGCCAAGAAGCATCGTGGTGATCTGCGGAACTCAATCGGTGCGTTGCAGAAGGCGGCGTACCTTGACAGCAAACAGCTTCGTAAGTTTGTGGCCGAGCTTGAGTCGTCAGGCTTTGACGCTGATGTTGTCCTCCGTCTCTGTATGAGCGAGAAGTCCATCCAGCAAGGAGTCTCTGCTCTTATCGAGAACCGTCCTCATTTGACAAGAGAGCGAGTCCGTGAGGTGTTTCTTCACGCTATCGAGTCGCCAGCCTCGCAGAAGGCCAAGGTCAAAGTGCTGGACGCTGCAATCGTCAGCGAGCGAGATATTCTAAACGGTGTTGATCCATTGATTGTTGCTCACAATTTTTGCAGGTTGCTGGCTGAATGAAGTTTTATTTGGGCGTTCACGAAACCGTCTTTATGGAGAGAACGAACGTTCCTTTGTTTGTCAGCTATCAACGTCTGCGTCGAAACCCAAACCTCGACCGACAACCTCGCTGCGAATGGTCGCTGGATTCAGGGGGCTTCACCGAGATTGCCAAGCATGGGAAGTGGACTATTACCGCTGAAGAATACATTCAAGACGTTGGCCGCTACATGGATTGGGGCGGTCTTGATTGGGCCGCACCTCAAGACTGGATGGTTGAACCCCACATGGTCGAGAAGACCGGACTCTCCGTTGCTGAACACCAACGACGAACCGTGGACAATTTTCTTCTCCTTCGAGATGAAGCCCCAGACCTGCCCTTCATCCCTGTCCTTCAGGGCTGGACGATGCGAGACTATATCACCTGCTTGAAGCTTTACTCCGAAGCTGGTGTTGATTTGACCAAGGAACCCACAGTCGGGATTGGATCGGTATGTCGTCGTCAAGCAACCGATGAAATCGAAGCCATCGTCAAGCAGCTGTATGACCGAGGACTACACAACATCCACGGATTCGGTGTCAAAACGAATGGACTTGCTCGATATGGAGCTTATCTCAAGTCGAGCGATTCAATGGCATGGTCATACGCAGCTCGCATGGGCGTGGGTGAACGTTGCCCTTCGTGCAAGGCTAACCCAGGCAAGAGGAAGTCATGCTCGAATTGCCTTGACTACGCTTTGGCTTGGCGACAGCGGGTGCTGAACATTGACTTTGAGGAAATGAACAGGTTGGATTGGCTATGATTGAGGGAGAAGATCACTACTACGACGCACCAGACGGCAAGCGTTACAAGGTCGGAGACATCATACCGGTGCTTCGCTTGCCTGGTCTTGTCACATTCAACGAGAAGGTTATCTTCGGCTGCTGCGATATGTGCGATTGGGCGATCCTTGGCCCAGCCTCAATGGTTCATGCAGCTTCACAGTCTCACATGACCACGCACGTTCTCGAAGAGCTTGAGGATGGGTTCGGGGATGATTTTCGACACCCAGACTTCACCGAATGAAACGATTTTAGAAGAATCATTATAAGGGGGTTCTTCGTCGGCGAGAATACAACGGAGCGAATAACAATGTCCGAATTGAAGCAAACAGTAGCCAACAACGTAGGTGTCTCTCTCGATGCCTTGAACACACGAATTGAACAAGTCCTTGCAGAGAACACGACTGCATGGCAAGCCGCTGGCAAGTCCGAAGAAGACTGCGCCATCCTTGCTATCCGTGTCGCAGGTCGCCAGCTGAAGGCAGAAGCACAACGCCTCTCCCGCAGCGGCGCAGAAGTCCTCAACGGTATGTTCGTCAGCGTTCCTCGCTACAAGGACTTCGCCAAGTCTGGGTACGGCAAGATGAAGGCCACCCTCGAATCTCTCGACGAGTCGGCTCGGCTGAATCTCGTTGCCCAGGGTCGCATCACCGTCATTGAGGACAACCTCGACGGTTCGTACACCCACCACATCAACCCGACCTTCAAGCTCTCTTCTCTGGAGGAAGAAACCAGCGAGGTTGTTTTGCACTCACTTCCGAAAATCGTCCAAGAGCTGAACGCAACGACTTGGTTCCAGATCATCGAGAACAACACCATGCCGACTTTCCAAAGCGGCGACCCCAACCCTCGCTACGGACGCGCTCGCAAGCTGTCCGAACCTGTGCGTGAATGCCTCTTCTTGGGCCAACGCAACGGCGGAGACGTTGAACTCATCACCATCAAGTTCGAGGGTGATCTCGCTCTTGAGAACCAACCAGCCTTCGTGCCTGGTCGTCTCCCTGTTCGCATGGGTCGAAACGGTGTGGGCTACGCCAAGCCCAATGTGACGAAGTTCGTTGTGGACGATTCAATCGCAACCATTTTCGCCTCACCTCCGTTTCAAATCACCGAAGCTGGCCCTGCTGGACTCGCTGTTGATTTGGTGGATGGCGTATGGCCTGACGGCGATTTCCTTCCTTCTTTTGACCTTCTTCCTCAACACGTAGGCAAGTGGGCTGACACCGACCAGAAGTGGGACAAGCTCTGCGCTGTCCACGGTGAGGTTGTTCACATTGACCCACGGGAGAAGGGCGGCTACATTGTGACCGTTGGCGACCTCGACATCACCAGCACCGCTGCGGCAATTGACATCTACGTTCCTTCCGAGCATGAGTTCCGCATGGACTTTGGCGTTGGCTCCGAGATTGTCGTTGTTGGTCGAGCATGGATCAGCCGTGATGATGAACCTCGTCTGGATTCGACCGCATGGTGGGTCTGCGACTCCATCGCCGCCGCACCAGCGACCGCTGACGACTCCGCATCCGAAGAGGCACAAGGTTGGGATGCCTGATGTCTGCTTGGTCGGCTAATGGGGGCAAAGCTGCCTCCGCAGGTACGAAGGCTGAAGCTCCAGCAGAGCCAGCCAACCGTTTCGGTGTCGAGTATTACCGAAACCTGTTCAACAAGAAGCGAGCTGCGGTTCCGCAGCAACGCATGTTCTTGGTCGGCAAAGAGAACACCATGAAGACCGGTATGGCGTTGTTCTTCGCCAGAAGCGACGAGCAGATCAAGGCCGGTAAGAAGGTTGTCATTTTCGACATTGACAATTCGGCCAGCGAAACCGTGAACCACGTGTACCCAGGCGACGAGAACATCCTCATTCTGCCCCTGCTCGATGAGACGGACGACTCAATTTTCAACGAAGACATGAGCGTGAACTACCCAGCTTTGATTGACAAGGTCACCATGTTCATCAACCTCATGGCTAAGGAGCTAAAGGACAACCCTGACGACTTCGCAGCCGTGATTTTCGACGGTGGTTCAACCTTCATGAAGTGGTGTGAACTTGCTATGACCTGGTTCTTGATGAACCGCAGCAAGAACCCCATCAATGTCGAGGAC